GGAGAACTACAATGTATGCTAATGCATCTACAGAAGAACAAAGAAAATTAGGTGTAGAAGTTGTAGCTTTATACAAAGATAAAATATATACAGACCCAATTAGGATAAAGGAGAGAATAAAATGTGGCATAGAATAACAGACTTTTTTAATGTAGAGTATCACAAGAAATATGGGGAAGGTACGAAGTTTGACCTCGACTATGGTAAGCTACTAATCATAGGACTATGTATTTACATAGCATGGCAGGTGTGATATGCCTGTTAATGAGTGGAAATATGTTAGGACAAATTCTAAGGGAGATGCTATCTTTAGAAAAGATACTAATGAAACTTTGGAATTTGTAGAAAAATATTTACAAGATAAAGATATAGAGTATTCTGTAAATAGGGCAGCATCTATGCTTTGGATAACGAATCAAGAGGGCAGAGAGTATGTTTACTATTGGACTACAGGCAGATGGTCTAAAAGAAGAATGTCTTACAAAATACATTATCGCAGTAATGGTATTGATGATTTTGTTACGAGATTCTTAAACAGATTTGTCGAAACAAATAAAAAGGAAAGAGAAGATGCAGTTAAAAAACTTAGTCAATGATTATTATTTATCGTTTGATTTCAAGAACTTACGAGAAGAAACTAAGAAACAATATCAATACTTTCTTAGTGTAATGCTCACTACAAAAGTGGATGATAAGGTGCTTAGTAAATGTGACTACACCAAGTTATCCACACGTTATGCAAAAACTGCATATAACATTTGGTGTGAAAAAGGTGTACCAATGGCTAATCATGTTATGTCTGTAACACGAGTAGTTTTTAATCACGGTGTAAGAGAAGAACTGTGTACACTTAATCCCTTCGCTAGTGTCCGTAAGAGAGTCTCTGAGAGACGTAAAGTAGTTTGGACTAGGGAAGATGTACAAAAGTTTTTAGATACTGCCTACAGCGATTTTAACACACGTAATTTAGGTTTGATTGGACACATGGCATATGCTTGGTGTCAAAGATTAGGAGATATGAGACTGTTAGAGTGGTCTGCAATAGATTTTAATAATCAAACTGTACATATAGAGCAGTCTAAACGTAAAGCAGATGTATATTTACCCATTGATGATGACTTATTTGATATGTTGAAGCAACAAGAACAAGATTTTGGCTTTCAAAAGTATGTTGCACCTAGACCAAAGGCTATAACAGGCGAATATAGACCATATTCTTTGCATAAATTACCTGTTTTTGCTAGAAAATTGATGCAACAGGCAGGTTTATCTGATGAATTACGTTTATCTGACCTAAGACGGACAGGTACAACAGAAATGGTTGATGCAGGAGTAGGAATAGGGCAAATTATGTCAGTAACAGGGCATACAAACCCTAATAGTGTAAAGCCTTACATGAAAAATACGTTAATTAGTGCAAATTTTGCATTGACGGAACGTAAAAAGCATGATACAAGCATAACAAATGCCGACAAAAAAAGTGTATAGTACATGAATAATATATATAACATTGTAAGTGACATGAACATTAGTAATGGTGTTACAAAGAGAACTAACTGTCCTAACTGTGGCAGTCGTAATACATTTACTGTTACTAATAATATGGGTAGTCTCGTATGGAATTGTTACAAGGCTTCTTGCAATGTAAAGGGTGGTACAAGAGTACACCTGTCAGCAGATGATATACGAACTAGTTTTGGTGGAGTCAAAGAATTTGCTGAAGAAAGTTTTAGATTACCTGATTATATTATCCCATACACAGGAGAAGACTATTGTGGGATAGATAAAAAACATCTTATGTATGATGTTAAAGAAGATAGAGTTGTGTTTGTAGTCAAACATAATGATGAAATCGTAGATGCTACAGGCAGGTCGTTAAAGAATAAATTACCTAAATGGAAGCGATACGGAAAAAGTACCTTGCCTTATACGTTTGGTTGTGGTAAGGTCGCAGTAGTTGTTGAGGATTGTGTGAGTGCTACAATAGTAGGTGATGATGTATTAGTTGGGGTAGCTGTGTTGGGTACATCACTTTCCGAATCTCATAAGAGTTATCTTGCACGATTCTCAACAGCGATTATAGCACTAGACCCTGATGCCCTACCCAAGACACTATCTTTTGCTAAAGAACTACGAGGATATGTAGATAATGTTAAGGTGCTAAAGTTAAGAGATGACTTGAAGTATCGTGACACTACAGATATGTTAAATTTAAAAAGCCTAACCCCAAAGGAGTAAACACATGGAATTATCATTAATACGAAGTCTTATGGATAAGGAGTTCTATGATGAACATAGAGGTGCGAAGTGTCCTGACAGACTATTCAGTAAAGACGTAAGAAAGATTAAGCAGTCGATAGACAAAGCAATGGAGAGATACAGCAGGTCAGTAACACCTGATGAGATAGAAGCATTGTTTATGACAGCTAACCCTACATTCACTACAGCACAAAAGGCTGTGTATTCAGGTCTGTTTAACAGAGTAAAGAAAGAACAGGCTATGGGTACAGACGTAGCACAAGAGGTGCTATCAAAGTTATTCCAACAAGTTATAGGAGAAGACATTGCTAATCTAGGCTTTGACTATGTTAACGGAGATAGGAGTAGCCTTGAACCCCTGAGAAGTTTACTAGAGAAATATGGAGATGATTTTACACCTAACTTAAATATAGAATGGGATGATATAGATATGGATACTTTACTAGAGAAGAATGACTTGGAAGCACGTTGGAGTTTTAACATACCTACTCTTACTAGAGTTATAGAAGGTATCAATGCAGGTCATCTGATTGAGGTAGGTGCTAGACCTAATACAGGTAAGACATCTTTTCATGCTAGTTTGATTGCTAGTCCTAGTGGCTTTGCACATCAGGGTGCTAACTGTATCATACTGTGTAACGAGGAATCTGCACACAGAGTTGGTGCAAGATACTTGACGGCAGCCACAGGTATGACGATGCAAGAGATTAGAAAGAATCCTAGTAGGGCAAGAGACTTGTATGCACCTGTCAAAGAACGAATCAAGATAAAAGATGCTACAGGTCGTGACATGTCATGGGTGGAGAGTGTTTGTAAATCATACAAGCCTGACCTAGTGTTACTAGATATGGGAGATAAGTTTGCTACCACAGGTGGCTTTGCTAGAGTAGATGAAGCCTTAAAAGCAAATGCAATATATGCTAGGCAGATAGCTAAACAACATGAGTGTGCTATGTTTTACATGTCACAGTTGAGTGCAGATGCAGAAGGTAGGATAGAACTCAATCAATCTATGATGGAAGGCAGTCGAACAGGTAAGGCAGCCGAAGCTGACCTGATGATTTTGATAGCTAAGAACCCTACTACAACAGTTGAAGGGCAAGAAGAAGATACAGAGAGACACATAAACATAGTTAAAAACAAGTTGACAGGATGGCATGGTCGTGTAAAATGCAATCTTGAATACAGAACAGCGAGGTACGTATTATGAGATTAGTAGTAGACGTAGAGAACACAGTAATACAAAGAGATGGTAAGTTACACTTAGACCCTTTTGAAGAAAGCAATACATTAGTTATGGTAGGTTTGTTAACAGCTAGTGGCGAAGAAACTATAGTTACATTTGACCACAGCGAGACAGAAGCTACACCAAATGGTCACGAGATTGTACAGAAAGCATTAGATGATGCTAGTATATTGATAGGGCATAACATAGCCTACGATTTAGTTTGGTTGTGGGAATCAGGATTTAAATATAATGGTTCAGTATTTGACACTATGTTAGGAGAGTATGTACTACAACGAGGTCAAAAGAAACCTTTATCTCTTGAAGCATGTGCTGAAAAGTATGTGTTAGATACACAGAAAGAAGATACTCTTAAAAAGTATTTTAGTGATGGCTATACAACTAGAGATATACCACACAAAGAGTTGAGTAGTTATCTTAGTGCTGACTTACATGCCACTAAAGAATTGTCTGATAAAATATATGCAAGGCTAAATAGTCCTAGAGATGCATCATTACTAAACACAGTATTACTTACTAATGATGTAGCTTGTTGTTTAGCTAGGATATATTCACGAGGGTTTTCCGTAGACATGGAAGCATTAGATGCAGTTAAGAAAGAGTTTGAAGACGAGAGAAGAAAGTTAAATACAGATTTACAATTACATATAGCTAATTTAATGGGGGATACTCCTATCAATCTAAACAGTCCTGAACAATTATCTTGGGTCGTTTATGGCAGGAAGATTCTTGATAAGACAGAGTGGGCGAACTCAATAGACCCTTACATGAATGATATATATTTTAGGAATTTAGTCATACAAGGAACAGAAGTTGTACACAAAACACGTGCTGTACAATGCTATGATTGTGAGGGTAAGGGCGAGATATTTAGAATGAAAGTAGATGGGAATCCATATGCCAATCCTAGTAAGTGTAAAGCCTGTGATGGAGCAGGTTATATATTTCAAAAGACAGATGAACCTGCAGGTTTACGATTCAGACCCCCTAGTCCTAAGTGGGCAAGTGCTAATGGTTTCTCTACATCTAAGCAGAACTTAGAAACTTTAGAGAGGGCAGCTCGTGGTAAAAGTATGACAGATGCTGTAGACTTTCTATCTAAGGTTAGAAGACTTAGTGCAGTAGAAACATATCTATCTTCTTTTGTTGAGGGTATAAAAATACATACAAAGAAAGATAGGAAGTTGCATGTAAGACTATTGCAACATAGGACAGCCACAGGAAGATTCAGTGGTGCTGACCCTAATATGCAGAACATGCCTAGAGGTGGTACATTCCCTGTTAAGAGAGTTTTTGTATCACGTTGGGAAGGTGGTAAGATACTTGAAGCTGACTTTGCACAGTTAGAGTTTCGTACTGCCGCTTACTTATCACAAGACAAAACAGCTATGAAGGAGATTGAAGATGGATTTGATGTACATGCATACACTGCTTCTGTCATTACGGAATCAGGTCAGAAGACTACTAGGCAAGAAGCCAAGGCTCATACCTTTGCACCCCTCTATGGAGCAACAGGCTTTGGGAGAACGTCTGCTGAAGCAAAATATTATGAACAGTTCACGAAAAAGTACGAAGGGGTCGCACTATGGCACTCCAGATTGGCTAAAGAAGCTATGAATAGTAAGACTATAAAGACACCATCAGGCAGGGAGTTTGCCTTCCCTAATATATACAAGAATAAACATGGAAGGATATCTAACTTTACACAGATAAAAAATTATCCTGTTCAATCTTTTGCTACTGCAGATATAGTTCCTTTGGCTTTACTTTATATAGATAAATTGCTTGACACTATGAAGAGTTGTGTGGTAAATACATC